GACCCGGCCGTACTCGCCGCCGCCTGCTGGTTGAGCGCGGACAGGGCGTTGATGCCCGCTTCTTTACGCCGCTGGATCTCGTTGCCGTAGCGCTCCATGCCACCGAGACCGGCCTCTTTACGTCGGGCCAGCTCGTTCGCGTAATTGCCGAGCATCCCGAGACCCTGGGACTCGCGCTGCTGACGGAGGGCGCCGACATCCTGAAGACCTGCGGCCCCCGCTTCCTTCCGCCGCTCGGCCTCCTGAATCGCCGCGATCTTGGACTGGCGGGCCTGTTCGCCAAGAGCACCGCCCTGGGACTGGCCGAGAGAGGCGAGGGCCGCGTACGCCCCGGAGCGATTGCCGCTGGCCGAGGCCCGCTGCATGGCCGCGTCTTGGGCCGCGCCGAAGCCCGCTCGGGTCGCGAGCTGGGCCTGAGTGCCGATCGCGTTCTCTTCTTCCGGCGTCCAGCCGTGGGCGATCATCCCCTTGTACACGCCTTCGATGTCGCCTTCGTTGGCGTAGGGGCCGGACTGGAAGCCCTTCGCCTTCCCGTAGAAGTCCGTGTCCTCGGCGCCGGGTGTACCGAGGCCCTCATAACCGTGCTCGGTCGCGAGGTTCTGGCCCGTGATGTCGCCACCCATGAGGTTTTGACTGGCGCCGTAGATGCCGCCGGTCGGAGCCTCGGGACGCCATGCGGGAGACGTGCTCCACGCGTCGTTGAAGTTGGAGCCTTGAGGTGTCACCGGGGACTGACGGCCCTCGTCGTTCTCGTTGCGATGTAGCGGGTCCGCCTGGTAGTAGTACATCCCCGTGGGGTCCCGCCGCCAGGGGGTGTTTTGGTTGCCGGCTCCGTAGGGATCACCGCCTCCGTAGCTTCCGCCGCCGCCACCACCACCGTTTCCGCCCGTGCCGCCGCCGCCTCCGCCGCCGGTACCTCCACCCCCACCGTCACCACCGTTATCCTGGTCGGCGGTATCGTTGCCGTAGGCCGTGAGGTTCTGGCTTTCGAACATCCGGTTGTCGCCGTTCGCGGCATCCTGACCACCGTATTGCGTGCCGGTAAGCGGGGTGTGAATGCCGCCGCCCCCACCACCATCTGGATACTGGTAATGGTATCGGCCAGGAAGAGGTCCACGTCCACCACCGATTGCGCCGGGGCCGCCGGGGATGATCGGGTAGCCATTGGGATCTACCGGACCACCTCCTCCGTTCCCGCCACCTCCTCCACCTCCTCCACCACGACGCGGATCGTTGCCGGGGAGGAAGGACCCACCGTAACCAGCGCCACCCCACGTAAGGTTCTGTTCGGCTTGGGACTGGTTAATGGCGTCCATGTACCGATTCATCAGGTCTTCGAGCGGCCTGTTCTGGGAATCCTCCCCGAGGTAATTGTTCTTGTCCGTCGTCTGGAGGCGCTCACGCCCCATGTCGAGGCCGCCTGATACGCTCATGCTTCGCTCCTCTTGATGTCGGCGTAGCGCTGCCTGACCTTGAACCGGAGGTGCGCCCGATTGTTGTCGTCCGTCATCCCGGTCATGGTTAGGAGACGACGGGCGAACCCCTTGATGTAGTCACAGACCCCGATGTACACAATCGGGAATCCACGCATGTAGGCGTCCACGCCCCCGAAGTCGATCAGGGATTCGACGAGCGCCCATCGATCCTGCGGCGTGCCGTACGAACGGTCGATCACCATGAAGGCTTCGACCGCCGCCTGACCCGTGACCGCTCCGATGATCTCGCCCGCCTCGTTCTCCGCGACGAACGTCACGAAGTTCTCGGGCTTGTCGGGATCAGCGAAGTGAAACTCCGGGTCCATCGCCCGATACTCTTCCGCCAGCTCGAGAAGCCTCGGCCTATCCGTCTTCCGGTAAGGACGGATTCGAGTCGGGAAGCGCTCGGGCTCAGCGGCCATTAGGACTGGCCCTGGCGGTCGTACCCCATGCCGGGGTTAGGCGGAGGGGGCGCCCGACGCTCGAGATCAGGGCGGTTGGACTGACCGCGCCCCATCCCGCTCGGGGTCATGCCGGCGTAGCCTCCGGCTCGATTCCCGCCCATCGGCTGGTTGCCAGCGTAGCCACCCATGCGGCCTCCCCACTGGCGCTTGCGGTAGGGGTTGAAGCCCTGGTCACCCATGCGGGGTGCGCCACCCGGCGCCATTGGGCCGTCCTTCTCCGTCACGACGTCCGCTCGGTTGTACATGTTCCCGCCGGTCATCGCCCCACTGTCGGCCCCGATGTTGCCACCGGCCGCCGGAGAATCACCGATCGAGGCGCCGCCACCGGGCGGCGGCATCACGGGCATCGCTCGGTAACCGCCGCCTCCGCCCGTACCGAAGCCCATGAACTGCCCGGCGCCGGGCTCGGGGATCGGCCCACCGCCTCCACCGCCCGGATCGAAGCCGGGGTTCATCCCCATGCCGTTGTAGCCGAAGCGCGAGGGGTCGAAGCCATTGCCAGGCTGACCACCCGTCATGACGCCACCGCCCGTCCCGTAGGAGCCAGCGGCGCCACCGCCGGGACCTCCGCCGTTTCCACCCATCCAGCCACCAGATCCGACCGGCGGGTTGATCGGCATCTTTGGGTTCGGTATCGGCGGGGCACCGGGGTTGAGATCAGTTCCGTCTCCACTCATTCCCATGTTGTCCTCCCTTAATAGCCGCCGTACCCGTTGGGGTTCTGGGGCTGGTACATCTGCTGAAGTCGTCTCTGGTTGGGATCGGTTGGCTGTTGGTCATTGGGCTGCTGGCCGGGGATGATCGGGGCGTAGGGCCTGCTCATCTGGCTGATCCAGTCGGGCTGCTGCTGACGCATGGCTGCCGCCCCCGGTCCATTCGGATCGCTATTTTCGCGCCCCTTGTTCAGTTGGTTCGCGGCGTACATGTCCTCAAAGCCACCCTTTGACGAACCGCCGCCTCCGCCTACGCTCATCGCATCCTCCCTAGACCGGGTACCACCGGGTATCGTTGGTATTGTAGTAGAAGAGCTGCGTCCATCCGGGGTTCGGAGCCCGTGACGCGGCGATGTTTCCGCCGTCCGTGGCCTGAGTGAACCACGAGCCCTCGGCCAGAAACGCCAGGGGGCTCATCGAGGGATCGGCCGTGATCCGGGTGATCGTCGCCGTTCCCCTGACGCGAGTGACCGCCGCCGTGATGACGACGGTCGGCTGAGAGTCGATGAGCGGGAGCTGGCCCCCGGTGCCCGGAGTCCCCTGCGCCATGGCCGAGTTCACGCCATCCTGAAGAAGCTTGAGCGTCTGAACGAGCCGAGGATCGTCCAGTTGCGCGAGACGCTGGGAGATGTCGAGAAACTTACCCACCTAGGCCATCCCCCTGAATGTTGAGTGCGGGGCCGGCTGGGTGTACGGCACGCAGCGCTTCAGCTTGAAGTAGGCGGTGGTCGAGCCCGTGACTCCGAACCGGAAGCCAAGCCTCGTCGCGATGGCGTTGAGCTGCCACTCGAGATCGTGGAGCGCGGGGTCGGCGAGCGTCTGGTTCCGGAGCGCGACGTTTGAATCGTTCGGGTAGGTAATGCTCGAGGCGAGCGTTCCAGAGCCCCTGGCGTTGGCCGAAAGGAAGCCGTAGGCCGAGCGTCCAGACTGCCGCCCGAGAGGCGCCGTCTCGTAGAAGGAAGTGATGGCCGTATTCCCGCCGCCCGACGCCTGATCGGAGGTCGTCGTCCCGTCGTAGTTCTGGACGCGGCCGGTCCCGTCGTTCAGGCCGACGAGGACTTGGGGCACCCCGATGTCGTAGTACGGCGTGGACGTCGGGTCCCGGACGGTCCCAACCGACGTCGAAACGTTCCAGATGGTCCAGGCCCGGCCGTTACCGCCGGAGTCCAGCGGATTGCCGAATCCGTTCGTGTAGTCCATCACCAGGAGCTTGTCGAGGGCGGTGATGACAACTGAGTAGTTCCCGTTCGCCGGGCTGAAGACGCGATCCAGGGTCAGGGTCGTGGTCGTGGCATCGACGATCGTGTAGGTCACTAGGGGCTCGGCCGGAAGCGTGAGGATCGCGCCCTGCCAGTTGACGCTGAAGCCGGTTCCGGTGACGGCAGTCGAGCCATTCGTGAACGCAGCGGTCGTCGTGGTGGAGTGTGGCACTCCGACGAGAACTCGCCGGTTCGTGATGTCCACCGTCGCCCAGGCGTATTCGCCAGCCACAGCCCACGCAACAGCATCCCACGTCGGCTGGATCTCCTGACTGATCTTCTCGGGCTGACCGCCGGAGAATAGGTAAAGCCCGGTCTGGGAGACGATCACCAGCCAGTCCTCGCCTCGGGCAACGCCATAACGAGAGGGCGTTCCGATGTTGCCGGAGACGAGTTCAAGATTCCAGTCGGCGGGTTCGTTGTAGCCCGTGTCGCGCGTCACCCAGAACGAGCGTTCTTTGAAAATATAGAGGTTGTCGCGGAACTCGAAGCAGCAGCGGATGGCCTGCCCGTCTTCGCTGCCAAGGGAGACGACGCCCTGGAGGGGGTCAATCGATTCGGGGAGCCCAGCCCGCGAGATCAGGACATCGGTTGGGTTCGTGACGTCACCAAGTCTCTGGGCGTAGAGGGCGTCAATCTGAACGTATTCACCGCCGGTCGTCGCGTTATTGAGATCCAGCGTTAGGCTTGTCGGCGTCGTCGTGTTCGTCCAGGTGAACCCGATTAGGCACCAGCGCGTCGAGAAGCCGGCCGCAGCCACGGAGAAGGTCTTCGTGCTACCGAAAGCCGTGATCCGAAGCGTTCCCGCCGCCATGCCGGCGGATCGCCGCACGCGGGCCAGAATCGTCACGTTGTTGCCGAAGATCGTCGGGTCGATCAACCCTAGGCTGACGATTGCACCCCGTGCCCCAACGGCGGTGGGGGCGATCTGGTAGACCTGGCCTGCTGCGCCCGCTGCCGTGACGACCGACCCATCGGCGGCAGGCGCACCCCAACCGCCCGGAGTCGTCCCGACCAATCCGCCGTCGAAGCTCAGGTTCCGCACCGTGAAGCCGGGATTGATGTAGAGCGTGGTGTCGGTCAGGGCGCCCCATCCCACGAGACGGTCTCTGTAACGGCAGAAGCCAGCGACAGGCGGCATCTCGATTTGATTCACGAGTGGCAGGAGCGGAATGCCGGAGACTAGATGTATGTCGGTGAAGTCGAAGGTCGCGGTAGTCGTTGTGTTGTCGTTGATGAACGTCGAGGTGACGGAATCGTTGAGCGCGAAATAGGGACCTGCCAGGGAATCGCCGCCGACCGGAGTGAAGAAAATGATCCGACGAATCGTACCGGGTGGTCCGAGGGGGATGTTATTGCAAACGATCTTCTGATTGAGGACGACGACGATGTTCGCGACGAAGATCCCGAGCGGTGCATCGGTTCGATAGCCGTGCCGCGTTTCGAATACGACCGTCGCGTAGTGCGACCCGTTGTCAACAGTCCCCGCTGCGCCGGCCGCTAGCGTTGGCCCGATGCCCGGCCCCTGCGGCGCGAATTGTTCGAACTGGCCGCCGATTAGATCGTACTTTCGGGGCTGAGACATCCCGAAGCGACCATCCGAGAGAGCGATGGCTTCGAACTGCCCGAAGGTCGCCGAGTGACCGCAGAGTCGCTTCCGACCATTGGTCACGGTAGAGGCCAGGGCAACAGTCGCGATGGCGTAGGCGTAGCCGAGTTCAGCATCAACCGACGTACCGTTCGCGTAGAGCTTGGCTCCGAGAGTTCCGCCGTCGTCGGCCAGGACCAGACTCGTTTCGGTCTTGGCGAAGTCATCCCGGATCGCCGCCTTGATGTAGGACGGATTCCCGAGCGTATTCGTCGTCAGGTAATTCCTGAAGCCGCCTCGAGATCGAACCATGCCGGGGGAGAACTCGACGTCCTGGCAATTCGGCGACACCCCAGGCGGGAGATCGTTCCGATCCGCCTGGGTCACGAGGCCGCCGAAAGTATCGACGGCCAGCGCGTCGTCAAATCCGTCCGTGACGGGCATCTACAGCTTCTTCATCCAAATCCGGACGCGAACCGTGTCGCCCGTGATGCCGCCGGCATAGGCCCCGGCCGCGTGCTCGGTACCCGCTGAATCGTTCAGCCTGATCTTCGCGTCCGTGAACGTGTAGACCCAGGCGTAGCCGGCGAGAGACGCGACGTCGATCCAGTCGGCCGTGCCCGTGGCCTGGACCTGGGTGTAGTCCGGCGTCTCGCCACCCGTCGCGTAGCTGCCGCTCAGAACCATTGTCCCGTAGAAGATGAAATGGTTCTGGGTGGAGTCCGTCTTCGTGTTGTCGATGGTGATTGCGTTAGCCATGTTGGCCTCCTAATAGGGGATGCCGAACCGACGCCGGTAAGCGCGGGCCGGACGTTCTTGCTTGACGTGAGTGTCGAGGTTGATGACGGTCGAGAGCTTGCGGTTCCCTTCCGCCTTCAGTGTTTCGGAAAGGCCGGCGTCGAAGCTGATGGCGTATCCAGCGGCGGTCAGGTAGCCGAGTGGCCCGTTGATGTCGTCGATCGGAACCGCGTCCCCGTAGTCGAGAAGTGCCGTGACGTCGGCGTAGTAGTCGATCCGGATGGTGACGGCCTGCGTCGAACCCACGAAGTAGAGGGCGGCGTTTCGCCACTCCCACCAGATGAGGTTCGTGGACTGGGGCTCGTTCTGGGGAAGGGCGTCCCGGACCTTGACCATTTGGACGAAGTCCAGGTACGTGCCGCTCGTGAGCCGCTCCCAGAGGCGAATGGGCTCGAGGAAGTCCGTAGGGAGCGCGGGACTGGACGAGGAGGTAAGAGCCGTCTGCCCGACCGTGAGGTTGACGTCCGCCCGCATTCGAAGGCGGGAGACGCCCGCCTCGTTGAACGACCGCATGATTTCGCGCATCGCCTCTTTGAGGTGAGGTTCGAGGTTCGAATCGACACCGGGCCCAGAGCCGCCGCGCATCCCGGCCAGGAGCGACGTCGCGAGCGCCAGGGCATCCCTAGTCGTATCGCTCACTGGTTCCCTCCGAAGCCTGGCGTCGTGGCACGCTTGGTGGCCGCCGCCTCGTCAGCGACGAGCTGGCCGACGAGCTGCTGGCCCTTATCCTCGAACTCCTTCATCCAGCCGGCCTGACCGCGTTCCTTCGTGATAGCAGAGCAAGCCAGGTAGGCGATGGCGTCCACGCTGTCCTGGATGCGGAGGGTCGTGGCGCTTGAGGCGATATCCGCGAGCTGGGCCTCGTAGAGGATCAGGAGGTCACGGTTGGTCACGGCCGAAACCGGAGGAAGGTAGATCGTGTCGTCCACCCAGACCCAGTGGCTCCATTCGGCCTTGGAATTCACTAGGGTCCGAGGGAGGTCGTCCTGCCGCCCCATCGGCGTGTAGGCGTTGAACGCCGCGCTCGAGAGCTTCTCCCTGATCGTGACCGGCCAGATGAGGTCCGAGGCATAGGCCGGGGTTGTGGCTCTTCCGACCGTGGCGTAGCTTGTCGTGGTCCCGGCGATACCTGAGACCGCCGCGATCTTTCGGTAGATCGCCATCCCCTGCGTACGGCAGAGCCGAGCCACCTCTCGGTAGGCGCTCTGCACGTACGGGAGGAGCACGGCGTCCGTACTCCAGTCCTGCTGCGTGTCGTTCAGCAGCGCCCGGACCAGGGTATAGACGTCGTTGGCGGTTGCCATCTAGCTCGTTACCTCGCCCCAGCCGCCGCCCGCTGCGGGGATGGCTTCGGTTCCGGGACCTCGGCGACCTTCGCGTCCCGCCCGCAGTGCTTACAGACGTTGGCCTTGACCCGGATCAGCTCGTCGCAATGAGGGCAGTTACGAGTGACCTGAGCGTCGGACGTCGCCCAATCGGGCTTGCGGTTGAGAGCGCGTGCAGCCACCCGTGCCTGGTCGGAGATGAAGGCGGGGTTCCGGTTGCGGCTGAAGGAGGCATCGCCACGACTGTACTCTTCGTTGAAGAACGTGTTGAGGAGGGTCTTGGCAGCCTGGATCTCCTCGAAAGAGGGCTGACCGGGCTTCTCCGGCAGGAAGATGCCGTGGCTACGCCAGATGCCGGCGAGTTCCTTGGCGACGTCCCGGCCGTCGATCGTGACCTTCGAGAAGTTCGAATAGCCCTGATCGACCGTGGTCTCGATGTCGTCGATGACGATGTAGGAGAGCTTGTCGTCGCCGGCCATAACGGTCGTCGTCTCGTCGCCATCCGGCGCCGGCATGATGAACGCCCCGAACGGCTGGGTGGCCGACATCTGGTTGCGGGCCAGCTCGAGCTTCTCGGGATAGACGGAGTAAAGGGTGGTCTTCATGACGCGAGAATTCCTTTCTTGGCGTCGAGTCCGGCGTACGACACGTAGGGCGTCACCCAGCTCGGCGCGTTGTCGTGAACTTGGTCGTAGTGGTAGTTCCAGGTCTCAGTGCGCTTCCGGCCGATCTCGGCGATGTCCTTTGTGTAGACGTCCTTGGCCTTCATCGCCTGTTGCTTACGGTGGAGATCGACCATGTGCTTGACGTAGAGGCGCGTGGGCTCGAGGTAGACGCTCTCGCCCGTGCAGGAATCGCAGGGCTTGTTTGGCCCATGAATGTTGAGGCGGGTGCAGCGAAGGACGATGTCCTCGACGACGTCAATCGGCCCGTAGTCGCCCTCGCGCGGGTAGTCGCCGAGAAGATCGACCTTCTGACCGCCGATCCACTCGGCTCTGGCGTACCACTCGGCGGGGGTTCCGAAGGTCTCGGGGGGACGCCAGGACTCGAGAACGAAGCGCTCCCTCGCCCAGAAGTATTTCGGGGTCTGACGGCACTCGATGACCGTCCGGATCAGCTCTCCATGTTCGTCGTGGTCGTTCCACTCACCTGCCTTCCAAGAGAGGCGAGAGCCACCCCAGACTAGGCGGTACATCGGACCACCGTAGCGGTTCTTCCCGCCGTAGTTGGCGAGGAACCGCTGCACGCGGGCCGGTGGGTCCTGATGGTGGACCCGGCCGGGACGGATCGTCGGCTCGACGAGTTCGGAGAGGGGGAGGGCGGACATTAGTAGAGCGACTCCAGGGTGGCGATCCTGCTGACGATGGCGTTGGACGAGCTGGCCGTGCCCCACTGAGCCGTGAGGTCAACGACCTGATCGACCGATCCGTCGTACGAGCCGGAGATGACGGAGGCATCCCGAACGACGACGACGTACCCGCCGACACCGTCAGAGTCGTACGTGAACGTCGAGTAGGTGTGGGTAACGAGACCGCCGGACAGGTGGACGTCGGCCTGGAATCTCCACGGAACGGCGCTGGCGGCGGCATTGACCGTGAAGGCCGTCGTATCGCAGACGATGTTGGAGTTCAGCTTCAGCTTGATTCGAAGCGTCGGGTTTGCGGTGTTCGCCAGGACGCCGAATGCGGAGAACCGCCAGACGTGGGTGCCAGACGCGGCCGACGTGGGAATCGTCGTACTTCCGACGAGCGCCGTCCCGATGAGAGAAGTCTCGGTGGCGCTATTCGAGATTGACGCGCCGGAGGTTACGAAGGCGATATTGCCGACGTAGCTGCCGTTGATCTTGACGCGGAACTCGGCCGTACCGATCGAGCGTACGTTGTCGATGCCTACGTTTCCGTTTCGAGGGATCACGTCGTAGGGCTCTTCATCCGTTGAGCCCCAGCGGCAGACGCCTCCCTGGTTTGGCGCTAGACCTGGAAAGACGCTCATTTGCGGGGCCTCCGTTAGGAGAAGAGCCCCGGCCAGGGCACAGACCGTGACCGGGGCTTTCAGGTTGAACATTAGATCAGCTCGCCAATCGCGAGCGTCGAAACGATGGTGTTGGCCGGATCCGAGGTGCCCCAAGTCGCCGTGACGGTGAGCGCCTGGGAGGCCGCG